CGCCACTACACTCCCCCCTACTATTGCAGTAAGCAACCCTGCAAAAAATAACTTTTTCATATTTATTACATTTATTTTCTCTGAACTACAAGGCAAATATAAAAATTTTTTCATTGTTTATGGGCTTTATTTTGTTAATTGTGTTTATTTTAACAATTTTTAGAGCCTGGAAACAAAGCCCTCTGTATGGGCGATTTGCAAATCGCCCCTACGACACACGTAAACATACTCACACCATGCCCATGATGTTTTTTGTGTATTTACATGTATATTTGCGAACGTCTAGAAAACACACGTGTAGGGGCTAATTGCAATTAGCCCTCCCACATCGGGGCAATTGAAAACATGGGCGATTTGCAATGTGGGTGAATTTGTAACAAGGGCGATTTGCAAATCGCCCCTACAACGTGCGCAAACATACTCACACCATGCCCATGATGTTTTTTTGTGTATTTACATGTATTTACATATTTGCGAACGTCTTGATAACACACGCGTAGGGGCTAATTGCAATTAGCCCTCCCACATGGGGGCAATTGCAAACATGGGCGAATTGTAATGTGGGTGAATTTGTAACAAGGACGAATTTGCAATGTGAGCGATTCGAGGAAAAAACGCACGCAACAGCATAAGGGCGATTTGCAAATCGCCCCTACAACGTGCGCAAACATACTCACACCATGCCCGTGATGTTTTTTGTGTATTTACATGTATATTTACACGTATTTACATGTATATTTGCGAACGTCCAGAAAACACACGTGTAGGGGCTAATTGCAATTAGCCCTCCCACATGGGGGCAATTGAAAACATGGGCGAATTGTAATGTGGGTGAATTTGTAACAAGGGCGAATTCCATCACATACTCCGCTGCGCCAGCTCGCGGACTTTGCCCCTACAACACACGCAAAAAACCTCATGCCAATATCAATGTTCAATGATTAATGACCTCTGTTCACCGCTCACTCTTCACTTTTCACTCTTCACTCTTCACTTTTCACTCTTCACTTTTCACTGCCCTCTCCCCTCTCACTTCTATTCTCATTTCTCACAACAATTCTTCTTGACTTGTACATCAAAAATGTTGTACTTTTGCATCGAATTTAAAACAGGTCTTAGGCGTTAGTCTACGAAACCCTAATACCTCATAATCCTAAAACCATGAACAAAGAAGAATTTTTATCGCTCTTGACAGAGAAATTTTCAGCGATGGATGCCGCTCACTTGGAGACCTTGGCTGCTTCCTTGGCTGCCCAACAGCCTGATGCTCACCAAGGACAAGCCTTGGTCAATAAGCTCACCGCAGAGCAAGTGGCGGACTATCTTGCGGCAACAACCCCCACCCCGACAGGCACAACTCCCTCTGTAGCAAGGGATACCCCAAGTGCTGTGGACTCCTTGGACAAGCGCATCGAGGAGAGTGTACGAAAGGCTGTGCTGGCTTTCGAACAGCGCCTAAGCCTATTCGAGACACAACAAAAACAACAGCTACAACACAACCGCCTTCAGGAGGTACTCGCCCAGTGCCAAGATAGCAATTTCCGCATGCAGAGTCTCCGCGACTTTCCCCTAATGCACTTTGCTACTCCTGCCGATTTCGAACAATATTTACAACAAAAGAAAAATGACGTACAACAGGCAAATCAAACCCTCGCCAACAGAAGCCTGGCATTACAACACCCACCTTTTTACACCAAGGAGACACCGCGCCAGAATGTCTCTCCTGCGGTGGTCTCTTTTATCCAACTCCAAGCCAACGCACAGCAACAATTCAAAGGAAAACAAGTATAACTCTTTTACCAACAACGACCTATGAAATTACACATTACCGAATCCTACCCCTCCCCAGGTCTTTTTATGCACACCCTGTCCGACCTCTCCGGTGGGGTAACCATTACAACAGAGGTCTTAGGGGGTGCTAAACTCATCGCAGGAACGCCTATCGGCAAGGACTCCCTCGGGCGCTATGCCGTGGTGAAAACAGCCCGAACCTCCACTACCCTGACAAGCGCCTCTGCCACTGAGATAAAGATTGCCAAGGGACATCACTTCCTCCCTGGGGACTATATCGCTGTGGATACCGCTAAGGGGCAGAAAATCAAAACAGTCAATAAGCAAAACCCAGAGTATGACCTCCTGACTCTTGAGACGGCTTTAGGAGTGGAACTCCCTAAGGAAACACCCCTATTCCAGTCCAAGGGCAATGACCTCCTCCCCAAGGTAACCCCCGTGGCTTTGGCCTCCTACACCTACTTGGTACCTATGCGCGACAACCTTTTCTGTGCCGCTTGGGTGAGTTGCGTAGTGAGTGAAGCCCTCATGCCCCCTATGCCTAAAACCATCAAAGACGCCCTCAAAGGAGTTATCTTTTTATAATGATCAATGTTCAATTGTTAATTGTTAATTGTTAATCATTATTCATTGTTCATTGTTCATTAATCATTAATCATTAATCATTATTCTCTAATTATTAAAAAAAATGAACGCATCACTTATGACAGGTCTTAACCAGACCGATTTGCAAGCGGTTGTAGGCTCCTACAATCTCGAACAATATTATTATCCTACTCTTTTTCCTTTGCGAGAGGCTTCTACCCTCTCGTGGCGTATGCTTCAGGGGCAAGCAGGGCTGAAAGTAGCCGGAGATATCATCGCTCGTGGCGCTTCTATTCCTAAGAAAAACCGCAAAGGACTCTCTAAGCTCTCTGGGGATATCCCTAAGCTCTCCATCGCTCGCGAGAAGAATGAGGACGAACTCACTGAGTACGACCTAATGGTGGCTGCCTGTGGCGCCAACCCCGATATGCTCTCCCTTATCGAGTTCTGGGCTGATGACACCAAGGCCTGCTGGCATGGTATCGCTGCTCGTGCCGAATGGATGGCACTCCAACAGATTTCCTTAGGACGCTTCTCGCTGACTACCGAGAACAACGCTTCTGTAGTAAGTCAGTACGACTTGGATTACCAAATCCCTGCCGCTCAGAAAATAGGAGTAGAGGCCTCTTACAACAATAATACCACCGGAAAACCCCTCTCCAAGGACTTCATCAAGGCCTTGCGCTTAGGGCAACAGCTCCACGGGGTCTCTTACAAATATGCCTTTATGAACGTGGATACCTTCCTCAAGTTTGCCTCACAAGAGGAAGTAGGCAAGCGCTGTGCTCCCTATGCGAATGCTCCCCTTGCCGATGCTCCTGACCTGAGTACCGTCAACACCTACCTTGCCAAGCATGCCGAGACTTATCGCGGTTTGCAGATCATCGTCATCGACCAGGAGATCTCCTTGCAATCCATCAGTGGGGAGACAAGAACGGGCAATCCCTTCGAGGACGACGTGATTCTCTTCTCCGAAAGCAAGGTCTTGGGCAACACCTACTGGAAAGCTCCTATCGACATGAAGATGACTTCCTCCCACGCCCTAAAGGTGCTCCACGGGCATACCCTCATCAAGAAGTATTCCGAAGAATCCCCTGTGCGCGAGGTCACCGAGGGTATCGCCAACCTCTTCCCTGCCTGGAACCTCGCCGCTCGCTCTATCCTTATGCAAACCAACAGCACCTCATGGAACAAGAACTAATGACCAATGCTCTATACCTGAGCCGCACCCTCTCACCCTTAGGGATAGAGAAGGAAACCCTCGAGCTGCTTCTGCTCAAAGCGCAGCTATCTCCACAAGCCCCCGTGGAGATAGCCCGCTGCGACAGAGCCATCTACCAATTCTTCTCCCTGATACTGGCACCCGCCTCCCTGAAGAAAAGCGAAGGTGCCTACTCCCAAAGCTGGAACTTAGAAGCCCTCAAGGAGTACTACACCGCCCTATGCTATGAGCTGGGCGAGCGCAACATCCTCTTCCCCTCCCACGCCCCTAAACTCAACGATCAATCACAGATATGGTGATGAAGAACGAAGAACGAAGAGTGAAGAACGAAGAACGAAGAACGAAGAACGAAGAATGAAGAACGAAGAATGAAGAGCGGAGGGAGTGAAGAACGAAGAACGAAGAACGAAGAATGTAGCCAGCGAGTGCCCATAGCTAACTTCACTTTTCACTTTTCACCACATACCCAAGCTCATTCGCTTGGCTACACTTTTCACTCTTCACTCTTCACTCTTCACTCTTCACTCTTCACTTTTCACTTTTCACTTTTCACTTTTCACTTTTCACCACATACCCAAGCTCATTCGCTTGGCTACACTTTTCACTCTTCACTCTTCACTCTACTCAAAAATGCTTTACCCTCATTATCTTTTTCTTCTTACTCCTTCGCTCTCCCAGCAGCGGGATGATGGCACATGGACGGCCAGTACCCTCTCGCGCTCCTTTGCCTGTCGCTGCTTGCAGGAGGCCAATAGCAAGGGACAGGAAGTACCTCTGGCCAATAGCCTCTACCATCATGTACAGACCGCCAATGCCTCCTTCCGCCGCTTCGCCTATGTGGTGTACCTCCCCCGCGATGCCCCACACATCCCCGAGGGCTCCCTTATCCTTATTGCCAACGACCCCGAAGGCAACGACCCCCGTAGCTGCTCCATCGTACAGAAATACGACCAAGGACAACTGCATAATAGAATCTTTTTATAATGATCAATGTTCAATGATCAATGTTCAATTTTTAATCATTTAAGTTTCGTAAGTCATTTTTAGATTATAATTAGGCTTATAATTGTTTAATAATCAATATATTGTAAATAGAACCTCCCCCTTACCCCCTCCGAGAGGGGGA